AGCTGTCGAACTCATCGAACTGTTCGCCAGTCTCAGCGTTGCGTTGTATCGTCGTGTCGCAATAGATGACGATGGTGCGGTCAGGCTTGATATTCTCGCGAATCGCATCGATCTCATCAGCGAATTGCTGCGCCTCTCCCTGAGACACGCTGGCACTGGTGTCTATTGCAATCACGAGGTCGCCACCGCCTACACCCTGATAGCTCGGGAAATAATTCCCCGTCCAGAGATGACGCCGCGCTGGCTTGGCAAACGTCGGCTCGGAGCCGAATGCTTGGTCGAGGAAGTCAGCAAGAGCCTCTACCCAATCCACGCTCGCCGCCTTGGCCTGATCGAGGACGCCGCCATCGATTGTGATGGTGCCTGTACCCGATGCCTTCTCTACAACGTCGGCCACGATGATGTCGCGCTTGAGTTCCTCCTCAGCGTCGGCTTTCTCTTTGCCGTCCAAGGGATCACCGTCATCGTCGGTGGCATCCCAGATTTCACCCGCTGGATCGAAATCCTTGGGCGCACCTGGGAAGTCGCCTTCTTCGCCTTCGCCTTCGCCTTCTTCGCCGTTACCGTCTTCGCCGTCGCTCTCTTCGCCGTCGCTCTCTTCGCCGTCGCCGTGTTCGCCGTCGCTCTCTTCGCTCTCGCTCTTCTCACCCTCGCTCTTCTCGCCCTTGCCCCTTTCGTCTTCATCTCTCGACAAGGCGCGGACGATCTGGTCGGCGGTCAAGCCGCGATACTTCTCGTCAAAGTAGACAAAGTCGGGGAGCTTAATTCTAGCATCTTTGACAATCAAGTTGATCGCGTAGTCACAGGCCACGTTCCAAATTTTAGGGTTGGTATTGCCCCGACGCAAATGATGTCCAAGCGACACATGCAATGCCTCATGGAGCAGTGTTCCAAGCAACTCGTGGTCAGGCGTGTTACGCACAAAGGTGCGGTTGAAATAAATATTCTTGCCGTCAGTCGCCATCGTGTCGGTTGCTTCTGTCTCGACAAACGGCAAACCGAATATCAAGGATGCGTACCCAGATGCACGGCTACCAAGGCGTGAGCGCTGTTTGATCAAACGCCCAACCTCGGGGTCACGAATTGAGAAATAGTCGGTCATAGCGTCACCTCTCTCGGTTGATTAATTGAACAAGCTATCGATGTTATCAGCCAGCTTGCTGGCCTCTTCACCGACAGTTTTGCGTGTGTCGTCATCTTTCCGCAACTCATCGCCAGACTTGTTGCCGATGATGGCGACCAAGTCAGACACGGCCTTGTCGATACGCGCATCATTGCTGATGTTGAGCGTCGGAATGATCGCGACAAGGTCACGCGCCTTCTCGACGGTGCTATCCCTGAACGGTGCCTTGCCCTTTTTATCAGGGTCATACTTGGCACAACTCTCGGCGAGGTGCCGAGCAACGTCCACCACAGTGTTGGCGCAATGTGTCTGGATGTCCGAGAGCTTGTCGGATTGGGCCTTCTCAACATCCGCCTTGACGCTGTCGACAAACGCCTTTGAACCCTGCACCCGAATGTCTTGGGTGTTGGTGATGATCGAGCGCTTGATGTCGAACTCAAACTTGTTGGCGATAATCTCGTCAACGTCAACGTCCTTGGCGAGATTGGGGTTCTCCGCTCTGGCTCTTGCCAGTGCATCTGGCAAAGCCTTGCGGATTTTCTCAACCTCAGCCTCAAACTGAGACTCAAATTCACCCAGCGCACGGTAGACCTTGTCGTTTAAAGCATTGGGTAGCAAGCGCCAGCCATTGTCCCAGTCGGGAAGTCCGCCCACGAGGTACGAGCCATCGACTGGAGATGGCGACAGGCCCTTGAGGTAGTTCCCAACTGCACCCTTGATTGTCTTAATCGAGGCCAGCACGGCAGGGTCCACGATCTTGACGTTGCCCCAAACCCAGTTGGTTGTGGTGGCAGCGGTTTCAGCCAGCATGTTGGATGCCTTCTTGTCCTTCGCCTGTCCCGTCCAACTCCGCACCTTGATGCGGACTAGGGTATTTCCCTCGATGAGGGGCGGTATTTCTTTACGTTTGGTAGTCATAGCGTCACCTCAAATATTTGTTGTCCAATTGATGCTGTCGCATCTATCAACACACCAGATTGATGTGCTGATAGATACGGGGGTTGTTAGCCCCCGCATCACCCTTTCAGTTACGAGCGGATATCCGCCCACTTCAACGACCAGTCGCGGTAGGTCGCCGTCTCTGCGACAATCGGAACACGCCGTTTAATTGCCTCGACCACAAACACCATGATCTCAGGGCTAGTCCAGCCACCTTCGCCGTGGCGTGACAGGTAGGTCACGATGTTGGCGAAGTTGTCCTTGTTGGCCCTGCGGATCAGCAACGATGCCGTAGCGAACTGATGCCCAACCTCGTCAGGGATCGGCGCGTTGTCAGGATCAACGAGTGCCTCGGTGATATCAATGCTTCTGGCAGCATGAGCAATCGCAATAAATGATCGCGCACACTCCTCACCGACGATGCCACTATAGACAGGCATTTCGATTTCAGGGGGTGGGCAACCCTTCACTGCAAAGCTCAGCTTCTCCAATCCACGGGGCGTAGACCCAGTCGGATGCTCCATGCCCTTCTGGGAAGGATCAACCTTGTGGAGATACTCTGGCATCTGCCGAATAAACGCCATCACCACAGGATCGATATCATTCTCAGCACCCCAGTTCAGCCAGTCCTCGACGCTCGGTGTTAGCGTGAAGTGGGCAAGTCGCGTCCCAGTCTGAATGCCCATGCCGTGAGAGTTGGCGCGGTCCTTCTGGCGATTGGAGGCCAGCACAATCAGCACCAATCCGCGCTCGCAATCGGGATCAGATTTGTAGTGACCAGGAAGCACATAATCGCCCACACGGCCCTCATCAAATAGGCGCTGGATCACAGTCTGCTTCTCGCGCCCAGCCTGAGCAAATTCATCCAAGAACAAGACGCCGTAGACCTTACCCTCACCGCCCACGTTGGGCCAGATATCAGCAACGGCACGGTGCTGGATGCCGTTCTCGGCATAAGGCAAGCCTGAGAAATCAAGCATGTCATAGTCGTTGATGCGCCGTTCCCAGACCTGCGCGTTGCCATCAAACGGTACGGCATCGAGGCCACGGTTAGCTTTTATCTGCTCGGCGATGTCCTCAAAAATTTTGGGCACCGCCTCGCGGATAATCTCCGATTTGCCCAGTCCGACGTTGCCCCAGATCATTACAGGCGAGATCGGCAGGGCATAGCTCAGAACTACAGGGAGTTGACTGGGCGTGATAGCGATTGCGGAAATGTCATTTTCGTTTGTCATAGTGTCACCTCAATTGTTTGGTTTACCCAGACCCCCCAGGTGAGGGGTTTCGGCTGGTTACCATCCAGCGCTCGTCAGTGGGCTATTCAACCTCGTCAGGCAAGTTGACAAGCACCTCCACATAGCCATCTTGGTAGTTATTTTGTCCCAAGATCGGGACGGGACACGCCTTTATCCATGCGTCAAATTTTTCTCTATCGGTCATGTCACTCTCCATGTTGGCAACGTGGGCAGCCCACGCCTCTTCCGCGTCTACATTGATAATGTCAGCGTTGAATAATTCCATGTGTCACCTCAATTGTTAGTTATCGAATTGATGCACATCGCATCCAGCAACGTCCCTCGCGGGGCGCTGGTGGATACGCCCCCCATTGGGAGGCGCATCTCTCTAGCGTTGGGCGCGATTCTTCGCATCCTGCAAATCCGCCCAGCTAACGAAATATTCGATGTCGCCAAGCGTTGCGGACAAAACCATGCCCCCGCCGATATGGTCAACACCCTTCCTGCCGCCGCTCGACACCCAATAATAAATTGCATCATGGGCCTTTATTTTTACGAGCCACGGCGGCGCGGAATAAACGTCGCCGTCAGCGCTGACCTGAGAAAGCGGAAAGAATGCCCTCCGCATAACGGTCTGCGCCGTTGCCTCACAGTTGATCTCGACGCCTACCACAACCGATTTCCCAGTCGAGTGAAGCTCACCCTCGCCGATCTCAATCGGCGCGTTTTTCTCAGCAACCCACGCCACGCGCTCGGCATCTATCTCGGCCACGCGCTCGTCGCTGATATCGCTGACAAAGTCCAACGCCTTGGGGTTGAGGAAGACAGGCTTGTCGTTGCCGTCCACAAAACAAATCGCAAACCAGCCCCACTGGCCCTCTTTTAATTTACGCACCTCAAGACGATCGCCCTTGGCAACGCCCTTGCTCTTTTTGGAACGGTTGTTGTTGACCTCGCCAATGCATGGCGTTTGTGTTTCACTAATCATGTCATCACCTCAAATGTTGGTTGTCCAATTGATGCTGTCGCATCCAGCAGCGTCTCTTGCGAGGCGCTGGTGGATACGGCGGAAACATCCGCCGCACCGCTCGTCAATGGGCTAATCATCGTCCTCATCAGGTAATCTGACATGCACCTCCACTTTCAAGATCGGGACGGGACACGCCTTTATCCATGCGTCAAATTTTTCTCTATCGGTATCCTCGTCGGGCCACGCGTTTTCCCAGGCTCTCCATCCCTCCAGAGCATGGCGAAACAGCACCCACGCGCCGTCGTCGTTGGCGAACCCGTCCTCGGCAGCGAAGTCCATTGAGCTTGAGTGCGCCACGCCCCCGATGCCGCGATTTCGCAAAATATCAGCCAGTCCATCCACACTGTCTGACCAGAACGTCTTCTTGGCGTCGGTATCATACAAACGGATACCGCCATTTTCGGCAGAGATAAAATCAATTGTCATGTGTCACCTTAATTGTTGGTTGGCAAATAATCGTCACGCCTACCGGCTTGGGCGCTAGTCTTCCCCTACCCAAGCGAATCGGCGAGAGAAATTCAAGTAAAGGACGACCGCGATAAGCGGGATGGCGAAGAAAATATCGATCATGCTGTCACCTCATTTTGTGTTTCGCCCATGCCAGGGCTGTCCAATTGAACACCGCCTCAGCGGTCGTCAGGAGCGCGGCGTCAGCGCTCGACACTGTGTCGAGGTGTACTGCAAAATGAGAGGGAGGACCGTTCAGGGCACCGCTCCAAATTTGTGATCGGTGCTGTCCATCTGTACGCGAGGTGGAGTTGAGCCACGCCGTTCGCGCCATCATGCTCAGGCAGTCTGAGCTATCGCACTCCACCGTTTGTAGGGTCGCTCCCGAGACTTGCGCTTGACGGGGTCTCAAACTTTGAGGTGAGGGTCAGAGAGGTCGTCCTAGCCGACTTCGCCTCACTATTCCGCTTCTACTCACTCGGGCAGTGGAGGGTCGCGTTGTTAAGCTCGCGAGGCTCTCGCCCCGTTCTGATCACCGACCAGAACGAAACGAAGCCCCCTTAAATCATAACCGCGCCACCAACGCAAGCGCTTATATTACATGCCATGACACGACACGCATAGCCCGTTCTATAAGGGTTGTGTAATATCTAAGAATTGACCAGCGAATGGAGGGTGGAGCAAGTGGACGATAAAAGACCAGATTCGAAGAATGCGAAAAGACCAGATTTGCGGCTGGTCGGAGCGGCGATCGTGGACGGAAAGAAGCCCAGGCGGCGGACGCTCACGGCCAAGCAGGAGCGATTTGTACAGGCGCTCACCAAAGGCGGGGCCGATGGCAAGGGAACGTCCCAGGCCGACGCGTACAGGGCAGCGTACAGTGCCGATCGAATGTCGGCTCACGCCGTCCACTGTGAGGCGTCACTGCTTGCGGCGCACCCAGAGGTCTCCGCGAGGGTCGCGGCGCACCGGGCCGCCGTAGAGCGGTCTACGCTATCCTCAGCCCTCACGCGAAGGCGTTGGATTGTGGAGCGGCTGGAGCATGAAGCCGAACACGCCCAGTCGGACGCTGGCAGGGTGCGAGCGCTCGAACTTCTCGGCAAGGTCACCGAGGTCGCGCTGTTCACAGATCGCGTCGAGCAAGTCGATAGTGACCGGTCGCCCGATCAACTGCGCGACGAACTGGAACAGCGGCTGCTCAAGCTCGTTGCTGAGGGCTGAAGCTCGTGGTCTGCCCTAGACCACGCGCCCAGGAAAACGCCCCCACCCCCTCGACGTCGCCGAGAGAAAACGCCCCCACCCACGCCCCCTCGACTAGCCACACTATCCTGAGCGGTGGAGCAAGGAGGGGGGCACCCCCCTTATTGATGCGCGACGCCCCTCCCCCCCTACACACTATTCCACTCAAATAATCCCACAATTCTCATAATGCCATTCATAAAATCCTGCTTCAAAATTATTGAATATGAGAATGACCAAATAAAGACATTGTTTCATGGTCTTAATGGATCAAGAACAATGCCTACAGACAAATGGCTCACTGCTGTCAAAAAACGTGTCAAAGATGGCACAAGTAAAACCACCTATCTCTCTGGTTGGCATATTTTGCTCAATATCGAGGAGTGTGAAGACTATTTGCTCAAATTTACCAAACGATTGGATAAATTAAAGATTGTTGAGTGTGAAGCAAGAGGTCTTCGACCAAAAACACACTCTCCAGACAATGTTTGGCTTGCCGATCAAATCAAATTCAGTCTCAAAGAAATAAAAAAAAGACCCAATCAGCACGGGAGGATGCCGATTGGGCCAAGTTAGGCTACAAGATGGTTCTGATTAAACCACCGAGCCTTTATTTTCATCCAAAGAATATCCTTTTTTATTTTTTTCTATTCCCACTGTACTAATTAGTACAATTATACTAATTAGTACAATTAATTAGTATAATATTTTAATTATTATAATATATATATTAATTATACTAATTAGTATATTGTACTAATTAGTATATTGTACTAATTAGTATATTGTACTAATCAGTATAATTGTTCTAATTAGTATAGCAATCTAAATAT